TTCTTCTGTCATAACAATCTTGCCATCAGAATTATAATAAAAATCTTTTGGTTGTAATTTCGGACCAAATTCTCTAACATATAATTGTTGTACCCAATCTTTTGAAGCTCCTACGTTCATTTTAATTTATTTTTCTAAGATTATATAACGCTAACAATACTTGATATGTTAGCGTTATATTATTACCCCAAGTTACTTTCATTGTTATACAATTTCACAAGCTCCACCAGCACATGCGGCTTCACCTCTAAGGTCTGTATTATCTTGTAACTCAACTACTTTTGTTAAATCAACATCTTTCAATGTTCCCAATAATCTATCAAAATCTTCTTTCGTACAATCTTCAAATGGTGCTTGTGTGTATGTTCCACCGTTATATGGTAATACAGATAATCCGTTATAGAATTTACGATTGTTCCACATCCATTCGCCTACCAATTCCCATTCGTCTTCTTTAATTGAAACTGTTGCGGATACGTTATGCGTATTTTGTCCTGTTCTATGTCCGTTTTTAATCCATTCTTGTGCAACTTTTTTAACTCTCTCTAACATTTGAAATACTGATTCATACCTTAAAATTGATCCTTCAGGAGCGTGTTGTGGGATAGTAATCACTGCAGTGTCATGTGGGCGGAAATACTCATCTTCAACTAATTCTGGGTGATTAATTGCAAGGTATGTGTAAATTGCCTCATTTTTTCCAACACGGATTCTTCTTAAATAATAGTCATTATGCCAAGCATGAATTCCTGATGAGGTTCCCAAAACTAATGACGAAGTTCCTGATGGTTTTACTGTTGTTGTACGTGCGGACTTATTTATTCCAATAAGTTCAGCAACTCTTTCATTTTCTTGTTTAACGGCTTCAGCGGCCGCTTTCATATCATACCCCAAAACAACACCAGAACCAATACCTGTCATACCAACACCAATAAGTGCGTCCTTTTCTGTTGTACGTTTCCATACGTCTCTTAAATAATGAAAATCTGTATATCCCGCTTGTAAAGTTCCAATAAACGCCGCCCCTTTTACTCTTTGTTCAAAATCCTCTTGTGATTCAATATCTGAAGCATTTACTTCACATAGATTACAGAATTGGTATGGTCTAAGTGCAATCTCACAACATGGATTAGTTCCCCAATCTTTATCGTTAGAAAGATAAATTCCTGGTTCTCCTGCTCCTGATAATTCAATACGTTTCCAAAGATCCATAAAAAACTCTTTAGTAATTTTGTGACGAAGAAGTACCGCTGAATTATTCGCTCTACCTCTTTGTGCGTTTTGTTCCCACCAATTGCCTGATTTACAAGAAATCATTTCTTCATCATCCGCAGAAAATAATGATATAAGAGCCGCTCTTCTGATGCCTCCCGCTAATACCGCATCCGCAATATGACAAACAATATCATGGGTTTCGATTGGAGTTAGTTTCTCCCCATCATTTTTATTTTCAAATACTTTTGTAATGTTATGAATACAATCTTTTAATGGTTGAGGTCCTGGCGCTTTGCCCCCTGAAGTTACTAATAATGCTCCTTTCTGACGTACATCAGAATAATCAAAAACAGGAGTTGATGACTTTGATCCCATATAAGATTCAACCAATACTTTAATTGCATCTGCCCATCCTTCAATGGAATCACCAATAAGGTATCTTCTTGTTCTTGTTGGGTTTGGTTTTTTAATTTCTGGTAGTTTATCTACGTGATGTTTTTGTACCGAAAATCCAACACCTGTACCACCTAAAAGTAGGAACATAGTTTCTGAAAATGCGTCAGTATGATCTACAGGTAAATAAGCACAGTTGTAAACTCTGTTTGGCGAGATTTCGATTGGTTTACCACCAAACTGTAACGATCTCATAGATGGGAGAATTTTTTTATCGTATACCATTTTATATACTTCTTCAATCTCATCTTTAATATGTGGGTATTTTTTTTGGTGCATTTCTTTGTTTCTTGTAACCAATTCTTCCCACGTTTCCCTTCTATTTAATTCAGGGACAAATTTAGCGTATTTCATATACACTGTAATATCACTTAATATTTTTTGTGAAATATCCATTTTATGTAATTTTAATTATTTTTATTTATTCTGATTTTTTTTGTTGTTCTCGTTCTTTCCTTTTTTCTAACAATTCTTTCACTCTTTGTCTTTGTCTTTCTTCTTTCTGTTCCTCAAGACCTAAGAATGTTGTTGTTGATTCAGTATCAATGTCTATCATTGCGTTATCAAATTTACAATTTTCAAAAACCACACCATCATCTCCGATACGAGATTTGGTAATTGCAATTGTGGCCAATTTCATTTCTTTTTGTTGTAATGTTTTTGCTACTGAAATAATTACGTGACCCACTTGAGCCTTTTTAATAGATCCACCCATTTGATCTGTTGTAACAACTTCTGATGATATTGATTGTCTATTACCTTGTGTTGCGGTCCAACCAACAATGTTTAATTCGTGACACATAGCCTCAAACCCTCTCATTACCGATCCCTCACTCTTCCATTCATCACCTAAGTTCTTATCCGGAACTATACAATCAATATAATCTAAAACCACCATATCAATCTTAGTTCCATCTGCAATCATCTTTCTTATTTCATTCTTAATTTGCAACATAGTCTTAGTGTCCGATGGTAGTTTTTTTAAGATTAACTCATTTGGCATTGTTTCCTTAATTTCTTTTACCTTAGTCATCACCTCATCCTTTTTTTCTGACAATTCGTCAGGGTGAATCTTTGTCCAGAGTGTAAAATGTTTTCTCTGTATCACTTTTGGGTTGTCTTCAAAGAATACTTGAAGTACGTTAAATCCTAGGTTAAATGCGTGGTTTGAGATCTTTGTTAGAATAGTAGACTTTCCTACACCAGTAGGTGCTAATATTACACCAATTTCCCCTTTTGCTAATCCTCCTTTTAACAACCTATCAATACCTGGTATTCCCATTGGGATTGGGTGTCTATAGTCATCATCCAAGACTTGGTCTAAGTTTGAGAATACATCTAACATTGATGTATCTTTAGAACCTACAAGTAACGCTTCTCTAACCATTTCTTCTAAAGTATCGTAGTTTTCAAATTCACCCCCATCAATAATTTTTTGGGCCTTTTTCATGACTTTAGTTAACTCTTGTTGTTTACAGAATTTTAGAGCCTTTTCTTGTACAAAAGATACCCCATCAACAGGGGCATCCTTGATTTTCTTGACCGTATCAAGAACCACTTTAACCGCAGTTTCTTGTTGTAATTCGGATTTTGCGACTTGTTCTAATGTATCAAATGATGGGGTGTGATCATATTTTTTATAATACTCCTTTATCATTTGAATTATTATCTTAAAGTACTTATTCTCAAAATAATTGTTCTCAATTACATCAATAATTGAATGAGAAAAGTCTTTATCTAAAATGATTTGATTTAGTAATTGAATCTGAAAATTATTACCGAGATATTCAAAATTTTTATTAGTCGCCATATTTTTTCTTTATGTTAGTAATGATAAATACTACTAATTTTGAATAAATTGAGGATAAAAATAATTAAATTTTTTACCTGAAAAAATGTCAGTTAAGTCTGTTAATACTTGTTTTAGTTTTGGGCGTAGATCCACAGTATATCTTACCTTTGGTGGGTATACTTTTGCATCAAACGACCTCTGACAAATTGTCATGTTTTCTACCTTAATATAAAGGTTAAAATTTTCTTGACCTTCAGTTATTGATGTGTTCAATACTTCAGGGTTCTCAGTAATTTCATATCTGTTTTCCAACATATAAACTACTGATCTCATTTTTAAATCATACTTAAGTTCATTACAAAATGTTTTAATAAAATCGTAAAACTCTTCTGATTTGTGGGCATTTTTATTAAACCCTTTAACATTAAAAAATCTTTGTACTACGATGTTATCATTACACATCAACAAAAATTCTAATTTAGTTACTTCTTGTTCTTTCATTTTCATTTTTTTGTTCTGTTTCTAAAATTTGTTTTTTCTTTTCTTGATAATTTTAAAAATGGCTTTAAGAAATTAACCCAAGCATCATCCCCTTTTGGTAAAAATTTAAAGAATCCATCATTCATCATCATTCTAATTAAGTTTCTATACCCTCTACCGTCAGGATCCAATGACTCAGAATAATATAACCTAACTAATTCTTTTCCTTCTTCACTTATTAATGGTTTTGATAAATCTACTAATTTATCATTAATAGTAAAAAACTCATCACCAAATATACCTTCTTTAGTTTTTCCCGTTAAAAGATTTTGTATGGCAACATTCCCTTTTTGTTCTAAAAGTAACTTTTCTGCCTTTTTTAAAATATCGGTATAATTGATCTCAGTTTCAAGTATTTCGGGAAATAATTTTAAAAAAGTTTTTTCACCTAAATAAAAAATACCATCAATATTATCTGAATTATCTCCTGTTAATATCTTGTAAGTTTTAATATTATAATGTGGTATTTCAGATTCATAAATTTTAATTTTATCCCCATTACGATAGTACCTCTTCTGTTGTGGGGAATATATTGTAACTTTATCTGAAATTAATTGAGTTAAATCTCTATCTGAAGAAAATATTGTTTTATCTTCATCTTCCGAAATTTGACAATAGTATGCAATCAAATCATCGGCTTCAGATTTATCAATCTCAAGTTGTCTTACAAACATTTCCTCAAGATATTCTTTTACTCTATTTTTTTGATTTGAGAAGGACTGTTCTTTAAAGTCCTCTTCATTTTTTTGTTTTCTATTAAGTTTGTATTTGGGATAGATCAATCTTCTTTCGCTTGATGATGTATCGCTATCCCAAAATACCACTACCTTATTATAATTACTTTCTTCTAAAAATTTTCTTAAAGTGTTAAGAAAATGCCATGTTCCCCCAACGTGTTCTGTTCCGTTAAAAAAATCTTTAACACCATGAAAACCAATTTTTAATAAATTATTCCCGTCTACTAATAGGGTTTTAGTCATTTTCTGTATTATTACAGGGTTGTTACTATTCTACTTCTTCTTTTTCTGACTTTAATTCAAAGTCACCATCCACTCCAATTATCTCTTTCCAATAATCGGCATATTCTTTTTTATATTGCTCAATAGATGCCTTTTCTTCTGTTGTATCTTTTCCAGGTAAAAACCCATGAGGAGTTACTATTATTTTACCATCCTCAAATCCAAGACCATTAATATGGTTTTTTAATACAGATACTTTTGTTCTTGATGCAAATTTAACGGTACGTTTGTCTTTAGTTGCGGTTATTTTAGTTGTGCCGGCACCTTTTTGATTTCCAAATAAAAAAACTAAAGATGAGTTTAACCAAATTGCTTCTCCACCTTTTGCTTTTATTTTTGGTTGACCAAATGGATTATCAGGTAATTCAACCCAAGGTTGGTTAACAATTATTAAAGTATTTTCATACTTTGAGTCCGCCTTTCTTGAACCTGAAATTCTTTGATTGATTCCCATACCAATTTTATCAGCTAAAACACTTGCATTATGTTGTTTACCACCTTTACCGTCATATGTCATTTTACAAGGTACTGATCCGACTGAATCCCACATAATACATAATGAATAATCCAATTCTCCTTTATCTTGTGCATCTAATAAATCATTAATATAATCGGTAATTTGTTCAATATAATCAAAGTTATTATTAAATAAGAAAAATCCATCCCATCCAATTTCTCCTGTTTCCTCATCAACAACTTCTTCACATTCTAACCCCATTAATCTTGAGTGCTCAAAAGACCACTTTTGTTCTGTTATTATAAAAACAGGTAGTATTCCTTTTTTTTGAGAGTCAACCGCGGTTTTAATAAGTGCTGTTGTTTTACCGGTATCTGAATGACCTAATAACATATTTAGATGCCCAATTGCGGGCCCAGGTAGCCCAACCGCATCTAAAAACTCAGGTCCAAGATCAAAAAATCTTTGTGGTTTATATTTTGCTGATGTTGAAAATTTTTTCTTTAGTGAACTAAAATCATTCTTTTTAATTGCCATTTTATTCTCCTTTTTGTTTGTTTAAAACTTCTAACATTTCTTCGGTTATTTCAAATTTTTCCTCTTTTTTAATATTGTACTTATAAACAACTTCCAACATTTCTAATTTATCTTTAGCGTTTGTCATTTTTTCAACAAACTTATCCATTTCTTCTAAATGTTGTGGGTGCTCACCAATACCAACAGGATTATTAAAATAAATTAAAAGGGTGGCTTCGGCCTCTGCCATTTCAGATCTATACTTTAAGCATAGAGACTCGTACATTTTTTCGCTTATTTTATTCATATTTTTTAATTTTAAGAAATATAACTTGGGTGTAAATTTTAATAAACACCCAAGTTATCTAATATTAGAATGGTAATTCCTCATCCACATCATCATTAACTTGTGGATCTTCAACTTGATTGATTGTTTTTTTTCCTCCACCAATAGAAACTGATGATTCTTCATCGTTAGAATAAATGTACTTTCCAGCGTCTGAATCCCATCTTGGGGTTTCTCCTCTTGCTATTGATTCTAAATATTCTGTTGGTTTTTTAGAGTATACATCTTCCCAACCTAATTCATCTGTAATCCATTCAGACATTTTTTCTTCGTCTGTATGAACAGGTGATGGGTCGTCATACATAACAGTCTGAATAACAGTATAGAAAGCCCCTTTTGGTGTTTTTGCTTTTGTTAATTCAAGAATAAGGTCTCTTCCTTTTTCGGCGTCAGCAACATCACCTTTAGCTTTGTATATAGGAATAATTTTATCAAAAATTCCTTCTTGTTTGTAGTTGTGTTTGAATCGCCAAAATTTAGGTCCATCTTGTTCGTTATCACGGTCAATAACTTTAACAATATAAAACTTACGAGGTTTATATTGTTTGGCAAGTTCTTTATCAGATTCTTTACCCGTTGACATTAACTCATCATAAACCTCACTTAATGGTGATCTTTCATTATCATTTTTTCCTGGATCGTAAAATTTCTGCCATTTACCATCAACCAAGATTTCATGAAACCAAACTTCTTTAAATGGTGAGGATCCGTCTGATGTAGGTAATATACGGATTCTTTTTTGTGCCTGTTTTTCGTTGTCTTTAAGTATTGCGGCAAAATACTTTTTCAATCTTTCTTCTTGTGACATTTTTGAAGTGGAAGAAGTGCCACTTTGTTTTGAGCTTTCATACTGTGCCAAAACTGCATCTAAAACATTGTTTGTCGCCATATTATTATATTATTTAAAAGTTTACTATAGAAATATAAGTTATAAAATTGTCGCAGTCAATAAATAAAAATTAAAAAACAAAAAAGAGATTATTTAAATCCCTTTTTTGTTTATCACATCATATCTTCTTCATCTTGTCCGTACTCATTAAAGGTATCTTCAATTTGATCGGGGGAAAATTGTTTTACTTCATCAGAGGTTAAAACATATTCATTTTTTCCTGATCTTTCCATTTCTTCTTGTTTATCAACAAAAAAATCAGATAATTTTTGTTTAAATGGTCCTGAATCTAAACTTCTAAGTTCTAATTTTTCTTGTGGAGTTTTAGGTTTATATCTTTCTATTTTATCTTCAATAGACGAAAGTCTATTTGTAAGTCCATCCATTTCTTTTAATTTACTATCCATTGCCTCTAATTGTTTAAATAGATTTTGGAAGTACTCTTCTTGTTTATCTTCAATGTTTTTTTGTGCGGTCACTAGATCTGTAATATCTAATTCTTCTTCTTCACCTTCTCCTTCATCACCAACTTCTTCGACATCAGGATCTGTTTTTGTGTCTATAGGTTGTGGTGCTCCTCCTTCAGGTGCTCCTCCTGCTGGTGGCGCTCCTCCTTCAGGTGCTCCTCCTGCTGGTGGTGCTCCTCCTGCCATTGGGTCTTCTCCTCCTGCTGGTGGTGCTCCTCCTGCCATTGGGTCTTCTCCTCCCGCTGGTGGTGCTCCTAAATCAGCTAAAGGGTCCTCACCTGGGGCTCCCTGTTCTATAATATATTTACTAATAAATTTAACTCTTTTAATTTCTTCTAAAATTTTTTTATCTATATTCATTTTATCCGTTTAATAAAGTTTTTATTCCAGATTTTGTTTCAACCTGAATTTTTTTAAATTGTTTCATTGTGTTATCAACTCTTTCAATTAGTCCATCTTTTATTCTAACTGTATAACAGTCGCCAGTATCTAAATCACATACTTCTTTAAATCCATTACCAGTATCTTTTTCTGATATTCTTGTATTTTTACCTAAGTAATTATCCAATATTAATTTTGTATTCATAGTTATATTATTTTATTTATAAATATATCAATTGGTGTAAATGTTTTTTTAACTTCCTAAGTTTAATTGATTTGCAAAATTTATTGCTTCTGTAATTTCTTTAGATAATAAATCTTTGTCGGTTTTTTGTAATAAATTATATACATCGTCTTTTACTTCATTTGGCCAATATTTAATATAAAGTTTAGCAAAACCTTCTATAACGGATTGTGGTGGAGTTGACGAAGTTAGTATTGCTTGTGTTAAATTACTTAAGAAAGGGTCTCCTCCATTTGCAAAAGTATAAAATCTATTACTTAAAACTTGTATTGAATCTTTGATTGAATTAAATGCTGCAATAGGTTTTGGGCTTCCATTTCCACTGGTTTGACAAAAATAATTTTTAGTAACTTTATTAATATAATCACTATTTGTTATATCATATTTTTGATCTAAAGGTATGTTACCAAAATTATATGAATTAATTAAAAATTTATTATTTGCTTTGTCACCATTAGAAATGTAACCTATAATAAATGTAAAATACCTTAGTGCAATGTTATTGTTACTAACATTATTGTTAAATAAAACATCAACAACACTTTTAATTGTTGTTGCAATACCTGAAGGACTAACCGATGTTGCGGTAGATGCAGTATATGTAAATACATCAAATGGTGATTTTAATAATTGACCACAATTACTTTGTGTGTTTACTGTATTTTGTGGTCCGCCTATAGTTTCAACTTTACTTGTTTGTTGTGCTATTATATTTGTTGATATGTTGGCTGATACTTCAGTCTTAACTTTTGTTAAAAGGGGTGTTACAAAATTTTTATATATTGTTTGTAAATATGAATCTTGAGTTGATATTTCATAAACAGGTTGTCTTGTTCCTGAAAATGTTGTGGAAAATATTCCTGGAGATATTGTATGAGATACATTTTGTATTTGATATGGTCCAGAAAACATAGGTACATTTCTTAAATTAAAATACATTTTAGGTTGTATTAAAGCATTTCCCATCATAGACACGTCACAAGTATAAACTCTATATTTATATAAATTATACATAGACTGACTTTGTGGTGTAACATTTATACCTCCAGCCTGATTAGCGGTATATTCTAACATTTTTATTTCTTCTGCGGTTTTTTGTCCTGAATTCATATTAACATCAAAACTATTAAAAATACCTTGGTTTTGTCTACCAATATCCATATTAAATGCAACTAACTTATTAGATTGACCCCAATCTTGTTTTTTACTTTGATTTTCTATCAAAGGATTTTCAGATTGTCTATTTAATTGGAATACGTCGTTTCTAAAATCACTATTTGGTATATCTAAATTTTTACTTGCCTCATTTGCAAATGTACATACCATTTTAGTTTTAGAATTTCTGTAATCAACATTTAAAAATGTACCAAAAATATCATTAGCAATAGAAGTAGATCCTTGATTTGATGGGTTTGGTCTAACGGTAACATCATTAACATCATAATAGTTCACATAACCAGCGTAATCCTGTACATTAAAACCTGATGCCACTATTAAGTCTTTAAGCATCATTAAAAGTTGCATATCAGGATTTTTTAAAATTAATCCTTCAAGTTTATCTTTCCATAAGACAACATCACAATATACTTCACCTCCTATGTTTCTTGATGCTCTATCTAAAAATAAAAAATCTTCAAATAAAGAATTTTCTTTGTAGTCGTTTCCAGCAATCCACTTATCATTAACACTTTTTATTTTTTCCCAAGTCTCTATTCTTCCTATATTTCCTGTATAGTTTGCCTTATTGGGTACTGGAGTTATAGTTTGTGTTGGTAAGTTTTTAAGTACTTCAGGCATTAATGTGTTAATAATATTATTTTTAAATAAATTACAACTTTCAAAATAATTCTTTAGAGATTCTCTTAATTTAAATTCATTAAATGTATTATCGTTTAATTTTTGTGTTGCGTAAATTTTAATTATAGGCGCAAAATCTTTTATATTTTCAACAGAAAAAGAAATATCTAAATCAATAAAAAAATCGGTAATAAAAGAACCCGTATTACTATATATAAGTTGAGGTATTGTTGAGAATCCTACATATGTTTCTAACGCTCTCCATTCGTCCGGGTAAGCATTTTGAGATTGAGCTAATGTTGTTGTGCCGTTTATTGATGGTAAAGCATAAGGTGTGTCTAAATTATATGATTTTGGTCTAATTTTATCCACTAAAGGTAAGTCCGTAAAACTATAAAAAACTCTTTTATTATAACATGATGGATTACCATTATTAAATAACATGTCATAGTTTATAAATTTATTAACTATATCGTAAATAGAAACAATCTGTTGTCCTCTAATTTTACTTATAACAATATCACTGTTTGTTTCTCCAATAAATATTGATTCAGGTATTTTAAACATTTCCGTTGCAAGTAATTGGAAATTTCTATATTTTATCAATATTGAGTCTTCGGCAGATGGACTTCCTTGTGGTGTTTTAATTATGTTAATATAATCATATTTAGATTTAGAAAAATTTAAAAAATGTTCTTCAAACAAATCTAATATACCTCTTTCAAAAACAGAAAAAATCTCATCTATTTTACTATATTTTGTGGTATCTCCATTAATTGAAAAATTCTGTTGTTTTTCTTTATCTAATAATATTGTTTTTAAATACTCGTCGGGTGAATTTATAGCCAATCTATTATTATCAAAATAACCATAATTAGGTAAAGCCCAAAACATTCTTACTGATCCATTAAATACCGCCGGATTATTTTTTACTTCTGTTTTTAATTTTTGTTGACCATCAGGCCCTGTAAAACACTCATATTTAGTTTGATTAAAACTTGACCCAAATGAAGGTGTTATAAAATAATTAGATCCATTGTCATCTTTAAGTAAAGTAAAAAATGTAGAAATTTTAAGTGCCCTATTTGGGTCTGAGTTATCAAAACCAAAGTCATAGTTTAATAAAGAATTATTAGAAAAGTTTAAATATAAATTTTTATTATCTATATTTTCTTGTATTTCTAAATCCGTATAATTATCAAACATATTTAATCCATTATAAAAGACATTCATGTCATTTATTAATTTTGGGTAAAACCCTAAATTCATTTGAGTGGCACTTAAAAATCCTGAAACAACGTCTCTTTGTAATGATATTTCAGTTGGTGCATTTGTTAGGGTTGAGTATCCTGAAATATTATATATTTTAGATATGTTCTGTGTTATTGGGTCATAATTATTGGTATAATCAAAGTTATCCCAAGGAACGGTCATAAAATCAAATCCAGTTTCTATCCAATTTTTATATCTGTGCCATATTGATCCATATTTTAAAACCCAAGCATATGGAAGTCTGTGTACTGAACCAAATTTTTTAAATGTTGCAAACATATAATCTAAATCACTAACATTACCTGTAATAAGTGATTTATATTTTTCCTTTAATGTTGTTAAAGGTAATGAATTTAAAAAAAGATAAGCGGCTTCTTTATAAGGATATTGATTGTTATTTCTAAAATTATCAACCCCTTTTGATATTGCATTAACAAAATAAGGTGTATTTAATATTGAAGTTGTTTGGGTATCTATCAATTCATTCTCATATTCCACATAATTTATAGTTCCTTCGGTTATAAACTGTTTATCATAATTTTCACTTCTTTCTTTATAAAAGTCAAATAGATTTTGTTTTGATAATATGTTTACAGTAGGATCCGGTATTGCACTTGTATAAAAATATGTAAAGGGTCTAACAAAATTTTGATTACTACCATCTAAAAAGTTAGCGGTTTGGACTATTGTAGTATTATAAAAAATTGTTTTGTTTGTGTTAAACGCTTTTTTTATGTCTCCGCTCACTGTTAATGAATTGGCCAAATTATTATTAACCCAATTAACATTAACATACGGATAAGTATCTGTCACATCAAATTCATTGTTTTTTGTAGATAAAAGAAAATTACTAACATTAGTTGATCCTCCAACTAAAGGTTGTGTTGGTGGTTCATATGTTGATAAATAAAAGGGATTTTCAGTAATACTTTTAAGGTATCCAGTATTATAAATTCCTCTTCTAAAATTTTGCCAACTTTCTCCATTACCTTCGTTTGATATGTGTTTTAATATTAACTCAAAATTAAGAGCATTAAAGTTATAATTTTTTAATAGTTGTATTAAAAATGGGTTATCTGTTCCTAAACCATTCTTAATGTTTTGTACTTCCATTTCCATAATAGAACTAAAAACACTATTATCATTACTTCCTTGCCTATTTAACTTAGAATAAAACGCATATGTTAGTATTCTTTCATAAATTTCATATATAAATTTAACGTCTTCTGTACTTGAAAATAATTCATATGTTAGTGGGTATTCAATTGTATTTAAAGAAGTATATGGTAAATTTAATTGTTGATTTTGAGTTACAATAAAATTTGCATTTACGTTTCTTTGTGTAAACCCATACAAATATTCTTCTATAAATTCAACTTCAGGCCAAATATTATAATCATTTGATCCTGTTTCAGACGGATAATCTCCAGGGTATTTAATCTGATATGTTGTTTTATTAGGGTTTGAATTATCTTCAACAATAAATTGAGGCCAAGGAAAAACAGGGGAATTGGCTCTTGATATTTTTGGTCTATCTACAGAAGCACTATTTGATATAGAATCTAATATGGCTTTTCTTCTTGTTGGGTCGTCTCTTTTGTTCCACGCATTTTTATGAACCTCATCTAATATTCTTAAAAATGCCTCAGCGTTTGCCATAATAACACCAACCATATTTTTTATTGTTGGTTTAAAACCTAAATTTAACTCTAACGTATCTTTTAATGCATTAGTTAATTCATTTTCAATTTCAGTTTTTTTAGTTTTTAATTCTTTTTCTAAATCATTTATTTTTTCTATAAACTTTTTACTTCCTTGATAAAAACCATCAAAAACAAAATAATCAGGTTTAGTATTTGTTAATTCATTATTAATATCGGTTTTATATTTAACAAAATTAGGGTCTGTATCTCCTGTTGGTGATGAGTTATAAACAAACTGATATGATTGTTTATAGTCTATAGGGTCTGTAGGTATAATCTGACTATCATTTCTATCAAAATAAAAATCATTTAAAGATATATCTACGGGTATTTCTGAATTTGTTTCTTTTCCGGCAATAATATACTTTCCACCATTACCAAAGGTTGCGTTTAATTCTAAATCTTTTAAATTACTATTTATTAAATTTTCTAATTCAGTTATTGCGTTAGCCCTTTTTCCGACATCTTTTTGTATTTCTTCTTTAAGTCTAAAATTACTTATAAAACTCACAGAATTGGTATTATTAACTGAACTAATAATTAACGGTCCCTGTATGTATAGATTCTTGTTGTACCAAGAATCTTTATCATAATAAATTTTATTTTTAAATTCTGTAAGTTGATTTAAATATAATTCACAATTTGTTAAAGCACTTAAAGATTCTTGATTTTGATAATTATTTAGTATATCAGTTATAAATGTTTTTAATTTTTCTTTAAATTCATAAACAGTAAATTCAGGTAAATTTTCGTCTATTAATTTTTTTTTCT